TTTTCATCCAGACCTTGCAAACCAGTCTTGAATGTCACTGTACGGTTGTACATGTTGGTAAGCAGTGTGTATTTACCCTTACGTTGAGCCTCGCCTCTTACTGTACAACCGATGGCTGCCATTGTTGTCTGTCTGTCACCACCCCATCGGAGGATTTCACTCTTCTCCCACACGGCTTCAACTTGAGTTCCGTAATGGTCTTCTGGCTCGTCATAGCTCACCAGTGCAGATGTAAAGATTGTTCTTTCGTCTGTTGCGGTGTAAATGAATTCACCATCAATAACGTTCGAACGACCAAACAGTGGAATGTTATTAGTTGGTTCAAGTTTGTCAGCTACGGCTACAAATCGACTACCATCCCAATATGTCATACCATTAAAGATGGAACAGATATCACGCAGAACGTTCCATGCGTCAGCTCGTGAAGCAAGATACATGTTGCACGTGTGGCGGGGTTGCAGTACATCACCACCTTCACCATTAGCAACCATCACGTCACAGTACTGAGCAACTTCGTACAGTTCCCATTTATCAACTTGTTCTGTTGTTACTCGGCTACCAAGACCAAAACGATCTTGGGTTACAATGTCAAAGAATACCCAAGCCGGGTTGTTTGTATATCCCCACTTGAATGTACCGTCCCAAACACCTGTATAAGTACGTTGTTCTGGATCATAGTTTGATGGGATACGAATAAGACGCCCGTCAACCTCAACCGAAATCTTTGGGATTGTGCCGCCACCAAACAGACGACTGTCGAATTGAACAAACAGAAGTGCGGTGTTTGGGTAGCGTTGTTTGGCATCGATAACCTCAGTGTAACTCTTGATGTTCATCTTGTCTTGAACCAAGTTACTCTGAGAGTTTGGAGTGAGGCGACGAATACGAACAGTCCATGAGGATGTTGATTCTGGAAGTTTGATCGAGTGAGTTCTTTCATATGCAGTGTTTGTTTTACCGCTCACTTGATACTTCTGATACTCAACAAAAGATCCACCATCTGTTGCCAAGTCGATAGCATAATCAATCGTGTAACCAACAGTGTCACCGTTCTCCATTTGCTGCATTAGGGCAGGCCACTGAAGTGTTACGCGAACAGAAGACAATGACGACTTGGTGATCAATTGAGACCAAGGTTTAGTTTGAGTGATTTCAGTATTTACGGAAATCTCATTGCTTACATCAGGCATACCTTGAATGTATGTTTGATCCTGTGTGCCCGGTCTCCACTCCCATGTCACACCACCGAAGTTCTGGCTACCGTCTGGGTTTTCCAGAGGTGTACCATTCAGAAAGATGTTGCGAGCTGTAGGAACGCCTGAGAACTCACCCTCGCCCACAGCAACAAGAACCTTGGCATAGGCGATAGATAGCAGGTTGTTTGGGGTTTCTACGGGCGTGTGAGGCTTCTCTTCCCCACCCTTGCTACCTTGTAATAGAATGTCGTCGTTTACCAAGATGTTCTCCTTATTAAGCTTGATCTTCAGCAAGGATGCTCGCTGAGATTACTGCACCACCGACCTCCCTTCTGCCGTAGAGTACTCCTACAGGGTTGCCTTGAGCTGTTGTGTTTACTGGGCCACCAAATGCGTATGAGGTGTTCTCAGAGTCTTCTTTTGTTTTAAGTCCTTTCGCTTGAGGGGCAAGCATTTGTTGAATACCACCCAACATCAAACCAAGACCAGCAGACTGACCCCAACCTTGCATACCGGGTACAAAGAAAGAAACTACAAAGATTACCGCGCCGATGATTGTTTGAAGCAAACCAGCCTTCTTACTGCCATCATATACAGGAGTGATTGTTAGTGTATCCTTTGCGCCAAGTGCCAACTGGTCAGGGTTGGAGATGTTGTGACTTCCGTTGAAGACAGCAAACTCAACACCTTTACTCTTCGCTGTCTTGAGCGCTTCACCAAAGTCTGGCACTTGTTTGATCATTGCTTTGATTGCTTCTTTCGTTTGACTCACCATAAACCGATGTTCTTTCCCGAACTTTCGTCCAAGATAACCACCGAGCTTGAGCGTTACCCATCTTTCTTTCATGTCATCTCCTTGTGTCTTAAGATCAGTCTTGTTCGTTGTTCCCACTGACCACCATACACTGCAATGTTGCTCTTCTTTGCATACATGTGATGTAGGATGAATGGGCCGCCGTGCAATCCCTCACCTTCAAACTCTGTAATATTACCGAGGTAAATAGCAGCATGGTTTGGATGGTATGTACGACCAATCTGCATTACAATCATGTCACCGGGTTGCGGAGTATCAACTCTTTCAAACCCAGCAGACGGATACCACTTCTCATAAAGTGAATCACCATCTTTGATTTCCCACCAGCAGTCTTCACGTTCAAATCTTTCAAACTTGATACCATGATACTTTCTGTAATAGTCATTGCACACTTGCCAGCAATCCCACACCCCATGAACAAATGGTCTTCCTGTAAGCTCTGTGCGAGCTTTGGGGATGATTTGTCTGTAGTCGCCATCAGGCCATGAAACAATATGCCACGGGATGGCTACGCTTTCAGGATCGATTGACAGCTCAACATCTCGGTTGGCACTCATTACAGCAATGTCATATGTGCTTGGCTGGGTTGTTGCATCAGGGTGACTGTGAACGATCCCAACAATATCACCCAGCTCTTCAGCAGCCATGAGGCTCTTCGGGCACATCTTGAAATCGTCTGTGGGCTTCTCTGCAATGTTGATGCACCTGACGTACTTCTCACCTTTGATCGTGTCTACAATGACACCACAGACCTCTTCAGGGTAGCCTTCTTTGGCGTGCTTGAGGATGGCTTTGATTGTCACTTGTTTTAATTCTTCTGGAACGTTCATTCATCCTCCTTACGAGATAAGACTACTTGCGATGAATCCACCAAAGGGTAGAGGGTTTTCAGCTCCAAACCTTACCTTACATCCTGTCTCACAAAGACCATTGCATGAATCCTTTGACGGATCAGTTGTTGGCTTACCTTCGTCTGTGAAGTAATTGGTTCCCGTATAACCGCAGTCAGGGCCACGGTATCCACCATTCAATGCCCAATGGCACATCGAGTGAATCAATCGCTTTGGAAGTTGTTGACCAGTGAGGTCGGCAGGTGATGACAGTTCAAATGAAACACTCTTGCGTGTCTCGCTACTCTTACGACTGATATACCATGTTTGCGTGAACTCCATATCTGGGTCAGCATCAGATCCACCGTCAAGGTATTGTTCGAATGTTGTATGTTCTGTAACTTCAGCACCAAACAAGTTTTGCAGGATGATACACAGTGAACTCACAACGCCATCGAGGTTTGAAACTTCCAGTGTTGGTGTTGGAGCAGAGCCAGTACCGTCAAGGTCTGCGCCTGTCAATTGATAAGGCCAGCAACTGTACTCTTTACCTTGGAATGTGATAGTCTTTGCAGGGATGTCAACTGTACCAGCCAATCGGTAAGCCTCAAGCTCAGCCGCAGTATGAGGGACATTGTAGTTGTGAAATCTTAATACATCACCATTGAATCTTGTGCAGTCCACCTCAAGCAGTCTTACTTTACTACCTGCTTCAAGACTATGGATCACCGAATGAATGTCTACTGTTGCCATTTTATGCCTCGCTTAAACTTGAATAGCTCCTTACAAATGTGCCCGAGATTGAGTACAGTTTGGTTGAGAGCGGGATGTAGGAAGGGTCATCACATGTGTACAGACCAAGCTCACCAAGTGGTGGAGTCCAATAGAAACTCTTCACTCCCTTGTGATAGTCGAAGAATGCTTTAATTTCTTTCGCAACTGATGTTGTGGCGTGTGTCTTGATTGACCAAGACTCTTCTGTGTTGTTGATGCCGTCAGAGCTTGTTTGTTTGTATCCATCACCAAACTGGGCGGTGATCACCTTATATTGAATTGTCGGAGTGACTTCACGCTCAATTCTCCAACCGAATGTTAGTGCCATACTTTCTCCTGAAATAAAAATGGGAGGCATAAGCCTCCCTAATTGTTGCTATTCTACATAAAGATATTGATTTTGTCAATAGTTTGTGCATTGTTTGTTATTTGATTGCTGTCTTGATTGCACCACCATCCTTAAGATCCCTTGCGAGAAGTTTGGTGTAACGTTGGTCAATAAAGTCACCAAGCTCTTTACCGAATGATTCAAGTCCCGGCTCGCTGGCTGACGTGTCTACTCCACCCTCTGATGAGATGTTTACATAAACTTGAACACCACCACTTGTCATACCACCGCCGACCATTTTAACTCCAAGGCTACCATCGGCAGTTCTTGTGAGAGGCATGATTGCTTCAGGGCCAGCTTCACCCATAATACCTTGACCACCTCCATCCATCCCGAAAGATGTTGCAGATGACACGATACTGTTTGTGAACGCTCCACCTTTAGCGAAGAACTGTGTACCACCAGACCAACCACCACCTTTCTCTTGTAGAGTTAGGTTTTCACTGTATCCTGACATTGTTCCGGTACCAGCCGCGAAGCTACTATAAGAACCAAACAGAGCGCCAAGCGCTTGGCTTGCAGCCATCTTGATTGCAATCTTAGCGAGGTCTGAAATGATGCTTGAAGCAAGGCTCTTGAAGTCTGCCTTACCTGTGAGTACAAATGTTGTGAGTGAGTCGGTCATTCTATCAAGTGATGATTTAACGAAGTTTTCCATCAGCTTGGCTGCGTTTGCACCCTCTTCAACATACTGCTTGAACCCTCGGATTGCTCCAGCTTGCCAATCTTGGTTGGCTTCTTTGATAGACTCAGCATTTTGCTTGATTACATCAGACATTCTACTATAAGCATCTGTCAGCTCTCCGAGTTTTTCTTTGTACTCTTCAGCATTTATCGCACCTTCAGCCAACTGATCAGAAAGTTTCTTCTGGTCATCAACAAACTTGTCATCATTTGCGGAAAGCTTGGTGTTCAGGTCGTTCTCACGATCACTACCACTTACAGCTTTAACAGCTCGTTCACCAGCTTTACGTTCAGCATTAATCTGGGCATTCAGCGCATCAACATAAGCCTGAATACTTCTCGTCTTCTTATCAATGTTTGCCTTGGATTCAATTTCGAGCTTCTCTTGTTTAGCAGCATTATCCTGCATAAACTTAGTACGACCGTCCTCAGCTCTGGTCAACTGATTTGAAAGCGAGATGTTCTGAGCTGCGTTGTTACCTTTGACACCTTGCAATCTTTTGATTTCTGAAATCTGCTTGTCGTAGCTTTCACCAACAGCAGTAGCTTCAGCTTGCAGGATTGCTTTTTGACTGGCGTATGTAGCCTCAGCCGAAACAACATTTGCTTTGCCAAGTGCTGTAACCTTCTTGTAATAACCGTCATACTCAGAGAGGATAACGTTGAGGTTACTTTTAACATCTTGTACATTGGTTGAGTCGATAGGTGTTGTCGGGTTTGCAGTACGAGCAGCAGACTCTTCAGCCAGCTTCTTACGTCTTTTCAAGCCCTCCATCACTTTGTTGTTATAATCAATCTCGTTCTGTGTGACGGTACGACCAGCAAGTCTTGCGGATTCCTCTACAAGTTTCCAGTCAGCTTGTTGCTTCTTAATCTCATCACTTGCACTCTCAACCGCTGTTTTGGTTGAAGCCATGCGTGAAATGATTCGACCCTGAGCATCGACAGCATCTTGGTTTGCTTTCTTGCGTTCAGCTGCAAGGCGGGCTTCTTCAGCTCTTGACGCTTTAAGGTTTTCAAGAACTTTAACTTGAGCGTCATACTCATCTTGGTACTGCGCTTTCATCGCCTTACCGTATGTACCACCAAGTGTGATCTTGTTCTCAAGTGCCTTTACGATTTTCTCTTGTGCGTCAAGCTCCTTGTCACCACTTCCTCTCCAAACGTTGACGATGGAATCGCCAAGCTTAGCGAATACTTCAGTCGTGGCACGAGCAAAGCGTTGCAAGTCAGACAGGTTCTTTTCGATCTTGTCTGCTGAGAGTTGCATTTCGATTGCTGCTTGTTTCTCAATCTCGGTTACAGCTTGACGCTTCTCACCATACGCAACAGCCTGTGAGGCGTTTAGCAGCATACTTGAGTTGAGGATGCCATACTTATCAACCAGATTCTTAACAGCTGATACAGGGTCTTTGCCGATGGCTGCCAGTTGCTCAGTAAGAACATCTGTACTTTGACCAGTTGCATGACTGAATGAAATGATAGCCT